CTTGGGATCTTTCTCAGGCAAATATCTAAACCCCATAGGGTATTCAGTTCTTGATCATGGCGAAAAACAAGAACCAGCGCAAACAAGCGCAGCAAGTCCAAAAGGGACCCAACGCGGCGAAAGCCACATTGCAAGTCTCGGAGACTGGGGCATTCGCGCCATCGGCGAAACCAGTCCATGCCAATCCTGGTCAGTCACGGAAGAAACAAGCCTTCGGACCGACGGATGAGCAAAAGAAGAAGGCGGAAGCCTACTTCGAGGGTGTGAGGAAGGAGGGTAGGAACATGACACTCAGTGCGAAAGACAAAAAGGCTCTCAAGGATTCTGAGAAAGCCGCACTGGAGCGTCTAGAGACCAACACTTACGCCATCAAGCCGTTGCATGAGAACTGGCAAATGTTCTTCAACGGCTACCGCCCCAACACGCCACCGGCACCTGCGACACTCCCCGAGTCGCTGGTGGCACGTCTCGACCATATGTTCATCGGAGACAAGCGGCCGTTCTATAAGCGGCATGCTCGCACCACAGCATGCGCGCAAGACCCGGTCGGCAAGTACATGCAGAATCTAATGGTCGCCACAGCCCTCCAGAAAGCGATGGAGAAACTCCACAAGGCTGCAGCACCAGCAGTCCATGTTCTCTGTCCGCCTCAGATCCTCAATAGTGTTGCAGGCACGCTCCAGAGGATAGCCCAAAGCGCGGAGATAGCTCAGATCACATTCCACCATTATTCAGAGCAAGCGCCGCGCATAGCGCCGGCAGCTGAGCATGTGCTGTATAGGCACCATGTTCTGGATATGGCAGAGGGTCATCTTCGCGTGAATGGCGCACGGTGGGGTGCGGGTGAGTTCCCACCGCTCATAGTCAGCCTTTTCAGCTGCAGCATCGCGTCGTTGGAGCTGGATTTTGTGCGTTTGGCCTACTCGAGTACGATCATCGAGGTAGGATATGAGCGTGCGACAGGTGCTGAAATTAGTGTGGGCCGCCCGTACCCAGTCTTTCGAGCGACGGGCTTCAGTAGCGCAACGAGGGTGCACGGAGCTCTATACACAGGCGTGTTAGTGGGCGATGATATGTTCGTATCCATCGCGGCACGTCGAGGTCCGCCGGCCAATGCTACTTCAGCCACAGTAGACGGGTACGTCCTCGGTGGTGAGACAGGGACCTGCCTGCTTAGTATCCGGACAACCCCACCTACTATGGAGTGGGAAGAGGGAGCATTGGTGGAGTGGAAAGCAGAGCACGCTCTAGAGGTACAACGTGAGCCCCACGCCCCAGGGTTGATCAAGACTCCTGCCGCTGCCGCCAAGGAGAAGCGAGAGGGGCGCTCAAGTGATAGTGAAGCTAGCACGCGAGGGCCCGCCGCCAAAGAGGCGGAGAAGGAGGAGGAGGAGAGCTCAGAGGAGGAGCAGGGATCTTGGGTGGGTTCAAAACCCCAGGAGGCTCAGAAGGGTGTCTTAGTTGATTTAGCTAAGAGTATGCTCGAGAAGTTCTTTGAGGAGGAGGAAGAGCCCAGCAGACCAGCTCGTGCTCTAGCGGACCCTGATGAGGAGGACGATGAGGCTGATGACTGGGAGGTGCGTGCGGCGCGGGCGACAGTAGTGGGTGGTGCTAGCCCAGCAGCAGCATCAGAGGCCACCAGTGAGGAGGACGAGGGTGAGGCTGAGGCTCGGCCTCGCACATGGGCAGCAGCGGTGGCGAGTGGTTCAGGGACGACACAGCCCATCGGGGGTGGGAGCCTAGGGGGGGGCGAGCGCGACAGCCTCCCTAAGGATGAGAAGGTCGGGGATCACGCGGAAGAACGTCCCTCAGACGGTGATCGGGATAGCGAGACACCCCCCTCGCGGAGTGTAGTGAAGGCGGGTGATCTGGGCGAGGGGGGCCGGCCGCGAGCCCGTCGGAATAGGGGGGGCAGGTTGGACCCTATCGCTCGGGTCAACGCGCAATCGAGCCGTAGGGATCACGTGGCTGCCCCACCTGCGGTGGTAGAGGCACCAGGGGGCGGTTGGGCATTCACGCGGGCCTTTGTGTCCTGGCTTCAGACACAGGAGGCTTTAGTCACCTTGGGTGTCGTGTCGGGCGTTGGGGCAGTGGGTTGGCTATGGTGGAATCGTGGTTCTATCTTGACCACCTCGATGCTCGGGGGCGCTATAGGCGGGGCGTTGGGATATGGTCTCACGCCAAGTGACCCATATGTTGAGAGTGTGGAGGGGGAAGCGCGCATCTGTTATCACCTAGGCTTCGAAGATCAGGCCGCGCTCTCGAACGTGGTGGCCAGCCGCTTCGCCTCACTACGCTCGAAAGGCTTGATCCTAGCCCCACAGGAAGCGGTGAGCATCGCCGCCCAGGTCGCACGAGCCTTAAGCGAGGAGGCCGGGAAGCCTACCGCGCTGCAGCTGATGCCTAATGTCTACCAGGAGTGGCGAGCGCTCGCGGCTTGCGTAGCGCCGACGGAGCGCGCGCGCACATGGGCTCTTCGAGGAGCAGCGCTAGGCGCGCTCCTCACGCTCCAATACCACGTTAGGCTCCCACGTATGCTGACGGGGGGGAACTTGGCCGCGGTGGTGAAAGAGATCATGCAGCAGCCCGTGCCAGAGAATTTCCATCACATCGAGATGTTCATCACCCCCCCCTATAAGGCATCCGTGGAGCTCGAACGCATAGTGGTGCCTGCCCTCGCACCCCTAGGGGCCACCATCGACTCCCAGATAGGTAGGATCTTAACCCCCGGGTATGTGGCGCGACTAGCTTTCGCGCAGCTCGTAACAGCGGTCGCACCAGAAGAGCTCATCTACAAGCCTCTGATTGGTTATTTGCTGGGTGTAGATAGGCAGGAAGCAGCAAACAAATTCGCCCTATTCGAATTCCTCAGCTACGCCTGGATGCTGTACCAGAATGGAGTGCCGTTGGAAGTGATCTGCATCCTTCGCTGGCCAGCGCTCATGATGCACGTCTCGACAGGAGCGGTACCTTGGTGGGCAGGCATTCTCATTCATCTAGGCTTCAACACATGGCTGACCACCACGCAACTCTCATGGGTAACGAATGCGCTTCAAAGGCGGGGGTACTCTGTCCTCCCTGCTCTCACGCAGTTAGAGTGGGATAAAGCCCCGACCCAGCTCGTCGCGGACGTCGGCATGATCCCAGCTCTAGTGGGGTTGGTAGGAGCAGCACTGTGGTGGGTCGGTAAACGGTTGGGAGTGAGTGGGGTAGTGGGGGCAGGCGCAGGCATTATCTCTAAGCTTTTCCCCACGCGCGCGGATGGACTGGCCCCGGTGCCGTTTCGTCGCTGCGCGCGGCCTATAGGCTACGCCCATCCTACGGTCTGTGTCAGGCAACTCCGAATCAAGCAGCTCCGGCCAGATGCGAAAATGCGGGTTAGAGAGGCGGTTTTAGCACAGGAATGTCGGGCAGGGCAGGGGTACCATATTGCGGGCCCCTACTTGATTTGCATCCAGGTTTACTGCTTCAGAGGGTGTGTCCATAACATCCTCGCCGCAGCAACCAGCAGGATGGCCGGTATCCCTAAGTGCTTCTCGTGCCCGTTCGAGTATGAGGTGCAGAGCCCTAAAGTGGACCGCAAGATAGAGGAGAGCTTCGGGGCGGTGCAACAGGAGATTGTGAGCAATTTCCGCAAGCCGCTAGTGGTCATGCTAGATCAGGCCGAGTGGGTGAAGCGTTTCCCGGCGGGCAAAGCCGCCGCGCTGATGAAGAGTTGGCTTGAGATCCGTAGTTTTTGTATGGAGTATAAGTCCTTCATTAAGAAGGAAAAGAGTTTGCTCACAGAGGCGGAGGAGGATGCCCTCATCGATACGGACGGCACAGCTGACCCCACTGTCCTAGTTAAGCTGGACCCCAGAGGAATCTCTGTGCCGTCGGAGGAGGTGAGGGTGCAAACGGGCCCATGGTGCAACATGCTAAACCGAGGTCTGCATGCCGGCTTCGCTGGGGCGATTCGCTATGTCCCCGGCGATACGCCAGATGAGCTCTCTGCCTGGTTCACTGAGGCCTGCGTGCGTGTGAGTGCAGGCGCGCAGGAGTATGCACTCGCGGTTCAGGGGGATGATTCGCTGTTGATCTGGCGTAGGAACGGTGAGACGCGGTTCTTCGCGTCCGACTTTAGCCGATACGACATGTCGCAGCGGGTCGCGCATTTCAGCGCCACATGGAAGCTCATCTCGCATCTTGGCCTTCCGCCACCTGATCCAAAGACCATCAACATCATCATGAACCAGCAAGGTTTGATTGGAGACGGGAAGAGATACTGCTTCCCTTTTGGCAGCATGACGGTAGCTGGCACGATGGCCTCAGGAGATGGTGTGACGATCAGCTTCAACTCATTGATTCTAGTACAAGCTGTTGTTTCATACATCCGCTCCGGCCTCACTAGCTTTGATGAGTTCTGTGCGAGCATAGGGTTCTCCGCCACCTACCAGGAGGGGCCGATCTATCGCAACAGACTAGCGGTGGACTTCCTACAGAGCCGCCCCTGGCTGACATCGGATGGTGGTCGTATCTTTGCCCCAAAGCCTGGTAGAATCTTAGCTAGGTTTTTCTGGATCCCACGCTCGTACAATAAGCAACATAAGTACATGAAGGAAGCAGCCCAGTTAGCCTATGGCCTCCTGCAATGCGCTAATCATGTACCCATCATCAACGACATCTGTCGGCGCGTGCTGGAGTTGCAACCCGCCACGAGCAGCAGTTGGGCGGAGGAGGGGCCAGAAGAGTTGCGCTCGTGGCGCAAAGGCGGCAAACATGATGAGCATCCTGACACTGAGGAGGAGATGAGTGAGTTCTATGGTATAGGCAGAAGCGATCTAGTCTACATTAGGGAGCGTTGTAAGGAGTGGCATTTCGGAGAGCCAATCGACAACACCCCACACCTGGAGCGCGTGGCGAACATTATCGTCCGCGCAGACACAGCGTAGATCAGAGGTATTTAGTTCACGAGCACTTAGTGCTCTTGCTTCTGGCCATCATCCAGAATCAGTATCTAAACGCCATAGCGTATTGACATAATGTCATCATCAAAATCATCTCCACTAAAAAGAGAACAAACCAAACCCCGTTCTGGTCGGCGCGGGGGGAGAGGCCAACAGGCCAAGCAAGCCGTACCAAATTTCAGCTCCCGACCTAGGAAGGCGGTAGTTTTCGCCCCGCAGCAAGACCGAGTGGATGCGCGGGGCAAAGTCCTGGGGGCGGGCAGGGGGGCGAGTAGAAGAGCGGGCGTAGGCATGAAAGGGGTTATGGCGCAGTACGCGCGCCAGTTCATCCTTCCGGGCGACTGTGATGCCGGCGGTCTCCTCGTCTCTCCGTCGTCGGGCTCAGCACAAATGTGTGTTCGTCATATCCATCGTACGATAGATGTCTCGTCAGCAACTTTGCCAGCTGGTTTCACCTGCGTCATGCGCCCAGATCTTACTGCACCGGGTTTCGTGAGTTCTTCAGTCGGGGTCAACGTCCCAGCTGGCGGAGCGGGCCTGGTTAATGCCTCCTTAGACGCTAAGGGGCTCAACGCAGGCCTCTCCGAGCTCAGCCCGAATCACAAGGCTCTGGTCTGGTCCAACGATGACGCGGAAAATTTTATACGTCTCACGGACATCGCGGACAGTGGTGGGATAAAACATCAGGGCCTAACCACCCTCCCCGGCGCAACCACCAATATTGATCTAAACTATACGTTCAAGAACTCTGCGGCCATTACAGCTTACTATAAGGTGGCAGCAGGCTGGGTCATTTTAGGGTCACGTAGCGGCGCATCGGGGGAGGTCGCGCAGCTCCACGCCGTGCTACCCGCAAACACCACTGCGGTTGCCTGGTCCTTCACCAATGGGCCACTCGTATCAAGCGCAAATGTCCACATTGGTCTGACGGCGGAGTTGTTACAATTTAGCTCTGCCTCAGGGGATTGCCTTGCCCCGGCTTTCCCTCGCTTCATCCTTGAGCAGAATATTACCCGAGGTCGCGTGATAGCTATGTCAGTCTTAGCGACTAACACATCCGCGCAGCTCGTCAAGGGGGGCAACATTAACGTGGGTCGTGTTCCGCACTCCACGGGCGTTTTTGCCGCTATGGCTGACCAGATTTCAGTCCTACCGGAGAACCGTCGTTACCAAAGCGGAGCAGAGAAGGGAGGTTATGCTTGGTGGATGCCCTCTGAACTCGACGAGATGGAGCCTAATGCTATCGACATCGTTTCAAAGGCTTACCGGGAAGCAGACTTCCTTTTAGTCAACGTAGATTGGTCAAGTATGGCCGCAGCAACCTGCACATACAGGCTACAATTCGACTGGGTTGTCGAGTTCTACACGCCGAATCAACTCTTCGAGAAAATCCAAACCCCTCCCATTACACCGGAGTATGGTCGCCTCCTGCATCGTCTTTTGATGCTCGACGCAGCCACGTGTAACCCAGATCATATGGAACAGCTCAAGGAGCTCCTAAGGTCTGGCATAAACGCAGCAAGTAGCGTTTATGGCTTCTACAAGGACAACGAAGCTGCATTCGATGCGGTCGCAGCGATCCTTACCGCTTTGGCGGCCGCGGCCTAGTTGTTCGGGCCCAGCCCAT